CTGAGAGCCAGTTTTTCACAACAGAGCAACTGGCTTCAAGATATGGCAAAACTCCTCAAACAATCAGAAAGTGGAGATACAAAGGCTATGGCCCTGAGTTCTACGAACTTTCTAAACTTCAAGCCATTTTCGGAGATCCCAGAGTACGTTATGAACTTCATAAAGTCCTTGCATGGGAAGAAGCAAACGGCATTACACCCATTGAACCTTTTTAATTACTATGGCTAACACAGCATTTAACGCAAAACTAAGAATCGTTGACAACAACAGCGATAGAGAAAACGCACCAGAAAGAAACGTAATTATGGATTTTTCTTGTGAAGAAGCAGAAAAAGCAGCAAATTGGTTTAAACAAGCTGCTGAAACTGCAAGAATGGAAGGTACAACAATTCGTGTCTATAAAAGTAAGTCAGATTATGATGAAATTGCTGGCTTTTCGCTTTGGGGTGGCCTCTGGGGCAACTCAGGTAAGATTGCACCCATGAACCCTAAACCAGCCTCTGAGAGGACTGTAAATGTCAAAGCAAACCAGCGTGAACTCCCAGAAGATTTACCTTTTTGATTATGTACTTAGTAACTTTTCCAAAAAATCCTTATGTAGGTCAGATTTTTTATCACCCAGAATCTGAAAGAACCTATGAGTTTTGTGAAACAACAAGAACAGATCACGAAACTGGAAAGGTCATTGAGTCCGCAACTTGGTTTGATATTACAGAAAAAGATTTAGTTCCTTAAATTGAGGCATGATCCGCTAAACCTCCATTAGTTAAGTATTCTGCTCTTTTGCAATCTTGAAAAACAACAACTCTAAAGTTTTTACACTACATTTTTGCAGAAAGTTATGAGTTCTCATTGAAGAGTGAATAGTGAGTTAAAAAGACCATAAGTCATGTAGGGCTATTCATTAAGATTATAGGATCAGTAAGTCCTCTACTTCTTTCCAAATATAACAAACCTAATGCGATCCCAAAG